AGTGCTTCACTACGTGGACTGAATCCTGGCCATGTTAAATCAACTGCGTTGCCTTGCAAATGCTGTGATTGCTTAGCTCCTCCAACCTTAGTGTTGTATTGCTGGCTTCTAAATCCACTATTTAAAATTAAATAACTACTAATAATTCCTTCGTCTTTTGCTGCCTTTTGTAATCTCATAACCAAAACTTTTACTATAGGATTTACTTTAGTCCAACCTTCCCACATTGGTTTCATTCCAGTATCTGGATTTGTCCAGCCGCCTTGAATTCTTAACTTATCGTGGTGTTCTTTAATTTGTTCCCACGAAGGTAAATTTTTCAATTCTTCTAATGTTGGTTCTCTAATATTTCCTGCATCTTCCCATAGTTCTTTAGCTGTATTTATTAGATTTTGTCTAGTCGTTTCAAGAGGACGAATCGCTCCAGCTCTAATTGCTTCACCTGTGACTCTATTTGAAGCATTTGATAAGCTATTAAATACTTCGTCATAGCGATTTGAAAAATCACTAAGTGGATCTTTGAGTTTTTGAAACAAACCTTCAATACCAGTTGCCATTGCGCAAATACGAGCAATTAAAGCTACGATTTCTTCTACTGATGGATTTGCAAATAATCCTACCGCATAATCAATTAAAGCTTTAATTTTTTCTTTAATTCTTTTTGCGTTATCATCTCCGCAAATTTGTTGTAACTCTGTTTTCTTTTCTTCTGCCTGCTCTGCAACTTTTACTTGAGCAGGTGTTGGAGTTGGAAGTGGTCCAGTAATTGCTTCGACATTAAAGTTAGCAATTGATTGACAAACTTTTTTAATAGCTCCTTCAACCATATCACTGATTTTTTCTTTAATTGATTCAATAAGAGCTTTTACTTTAAGTGCTTCAAAGGCTGCTAATAATTCATTTTTAACGTTTTTAATTCTTTGAATAAACCCAAGAACATCTTGAACTAATCCATCAATTTGACCAATCATATCAAAGAAAGCGTCAACAGCTGCAAATATACTTCCAAACAAAGAACAAAAGCCACCCATAACGCTTGTAGCAAAATCGCCATTATAATAATCTTCAAGTTCACTAAGGAATCTCGATCCTTGCGCATTACTTGATATGATAGCAGTTGCTGGTGTATAATTTTGATCTTTGATAAACGCCGCAAATTCTAAAGGAGTAAGAACACCTTTTTCTAAACGTTTATTTAAAACAGGATAATTTGGTAACTGTTGTTTAATTGTAGGTCTTTGCAAAAAGTCACGGTTAATTAATTCAACTGTATCATAAAAATCAGAATATTTTCTAGAATATTCGGCTAATGCAGTGCTTTGAACATCTTCAACAATATTGTTTGTAAATTGTTTTTCAAAAACTTCTACTTGCGCAAATGTATATTCACCATTAGGATTAGAAAGCGGGCCAGTAGGAACCGCGTTTCTTTCGTATACAGACTTTAAACAGCTTTCACAAAGCGCCTTTCCTGGTTGACATGTACAAGCCATTATCCTGCACCTCCACTTAGTACTGCATCATGACCGGCTTTAACCGCATCAATAGCGTTTAAGAATTCTTGAACGGTTGTAAGAGCTCTATTACCAGCCTCATCTCCGGCATACTTACTTCTACCAGCGTTTGGTCCTGTAACTAATGGTAGTGAAGCCCATTCGTTTGCAAGGTTATTTGCAAACTGTTCTCTTGTAAGTTCACCATCCACAAATTTCTGTAATCCACGTTGATTAAGTAAAATGATTGCCATTTTATCTTGGTTTTGTGGGCTAAATAAATCACCAGCAGATATACCTGCTCGAGTATATAATGGATTGCCTGGCCCTGCAGAGCTATCATTATTATAACCACGTAATGTATCTTCCATAATTTGATAACGACCAACCGCTTCAGACAATTGGTATTGATCAATACTTTCTTGCCAATCAAGTACTTCTTGAATAGTCATTTGTGTAAGTGATTTAGCAGGATAGCGAGATTGAGAAATTAAACCTGATATATCATCATATCCTTCGCTTTCTTTATTTCCAATAAAGTCAAGCAATGGAGTTACAGCACTTTGAGTTGCTGCTGTGATATCACCTATCGTTGAAGGTGAGCTACTTCCTCCTCCTTCGCCGCCGTGATCTCTAGAAGAATATCCAGATGAGCCATAAGAGCCCGGATTATCTTTTGGTAATACAGATGTCGATTTAGAAGTCGGCTCAGGCGCCACAACTTTTTCTGCATACCAAGCAATTTCAGGAATTGCAGATCCTGCTACGAACGGCTGTTGATTTACTGGTGGAACTGAAAAGTCAGCTGTGGCTATACCAGTAGTAGCAGATGCTGTAGATGAACGAGCTAATCCGCCTGCAAGATTTACAAAATTATCTATGTTAACAATAGGTGAATTGATATCTGTTGTAACGCCACCTCCAACTGCTACACTTACTGCAGCATCTAAATCCATATTAGCACCAGCTGATATAAATGTAGATCCTAGCGATTTAGCGTTCCAAATTGTTGCTAACTGATTCACTGCTACAGAAAAGATATTTAATTCAGCAGTAGCTTGAATATTAACTTGTGTATTTCCTCTTAAACCAAGTTTGTCGGTAGCATCTACGAGAATCTTTTCTGCTTTCATAGAAATAGCGCCATACTGACCGGCAGTTAAATCACCGCCCGAAAGCTGTAATTCTTTTTGAGCATTGATTGATAATGTGCCTGCATTAGCATTGACTCTTACGTCGGCACCTCGTACAGAAACTTGCTCGCCTGCTTGGTGAACTGATTGGCCACCTACAGAAAGCATATGATTACCATGCACTAAAGTTGTTAAATCACCTTCGATTTCTTCTATTTTATTTCCACGAACATAAACATAACTATTACCCATAATAGTTACAGTACTCATGCCGCCAACAACCACGTGTTGCTTGCGATCCATTACATCAAAATGATCGCTGACTGTTTTATTTGTTGTAGTTCCTCGAGAATCTATCTCAATAAATGAACCAGATTTATGACGTACTGTAACTCGTTCGCCGCCTGGAGTATCATCTAATTCAATACTATGATGAGCAGTTTCCCAAACTTTGTTATGAGGATATTGTGTATTAAATGCAGATGCTGGCTGATCCCACGTTTCTTCCGTACCACCAACTTTAACGTCAACAGTTCTACCCATTTCTTGAGTAAGAACTGGAGTTTCTTGAATATATTCGCCTCTTAAATAACGAGATTGCTGTGGCTGCATAACGTCTTGCGGAGCAGATCCGTGAGCAGTTTCATTACCATCTTTATCTGGAATATGGCCCCATCCATTTTTTACAGGATCAATAATTGTAGCATATTGCGTAGGAATTAAACCCATCACCATTGGTTCTTGAGCATCTCGACCATCTAAGAACACACCAAACACCCAGCTGTTTACCTTTGGAATATTATTTGGATTATAATCACCTTGCATGACCAAAGCCCAAGGCAATTCATCTCTTTGTACTTGCTTATTTGTTCCATGCACTCCAAAGGCGCGAACTTGCACACGACCTTCCTTACGAGGATCGACATTATTTTCGATCACTCCTATAAAAAATAAAGGATTTTGTAGTCCTATGCCGCTTTCCATTATGTAACCTCTGGTATTTGTTGATCTTCAGTTCCTTCATTACCAGAACTAAAATCAAATTTCAACAATCTTAATGAAGTAGTTAATGTATTTCCTTCTCCACTATGATTAGTAGCTTGAATTAAATATCGACCGCCAAGTGCTCGGTTAATTTCCACTTTTCCATCTTCGGCCTGATTTAAATTTTTTATATCAAGATGAATTACTTGGCCAGGTCTAAGGTCCATACGACCTTTCATAGAAGCAGCAAGCACTGTTCCATTTAAGTGATGATAATAAGAAACTCTATTTTGAACAATTTCAGAAAGATGTTTATTTGCGTGTAAAGAAGATGGAAGATCTCCAGGCTTTTGGTATGTTTTAAATAACATAAACCTACGAGCATTTTGTTGAGTAAAAACATCTCGTTTAAACTCTGGTGTATGAGGATCGTCTTCTTCTTTTTTAGTCTTTCCATTCATATCTATATATTTAGCATTATCATAATTAAATTTATGAACTGTAAAATTACGACGTACTAAATCAATTTCAGCAATTTCATTTCGGTATGAACCGTTATATATTTCAGAGCTTGTATTTTTACCCTTACTAATTACTGAAAGATTTTCAATTCTACTTACTTGAGAGCGAGCATTCTCTGGTGTTAAGTCTGCTTTTGGCGCATAAAAGAATCTTTCGATTCTATTGTCTTTAAGTCCTTTTAAAAAATATTCGTCTGTACAAAAATAATAATTTTCTAATGTTTCGAAGAATCTAAAAGTTTGAGATGGACTATCTGGATTATATCCTCTCGCCGCTAAAAAATACATTGCTTCTGTTGGTGATAAATCGGGAATAATGACTTTTGTAATACCAACAGTAGGTTGTACAAAAAATTGCCTATCATATTCCTGTGTATTTAAAGGAAAGCTTTGTGAAGCAAGAGCTAGTGTTCTAGATCTATCGTCAGGATCTAGAGCTGAGCCTTGGCCAACCGGTGCAAAGTAAAGAGTAAACGCTGCCTTTGCAATACCACTAATAGAAGATCTAAAAGGTGCAGTTACTTTTTTAAGTGAAGCATTAAAAGATGTTTCGGAAACAAAATTTATATCATATGTAACCATATTCGAGTTATCTGAAGGCTGTATATTTGTAATGCTATGTACACGGCACATCAATTTAGTCGTTTCGCCAAAATCAAATGATCGTATCCAAAGATCTAATTTTTCTTCAGCTCTTAACGGAAATTTTTCCATAAACCCAGTAGCATCAGCAATCGACAAAGATCCACTCCAAGAAACTTTATCCATCGCCTGCTCAATTGTAAAGCGCGTAATAAAGTTTCCAGACAAATCTTCAGTCTTACTGCCATCATAAGTTGTAATAGCAGCTCGAGTGATTTTAAATTCTGATGGGCTAAACCAGGTGTCTGCCATTAACCTTGCCTAATTTTTCGTGTAAATTCTGCAGAAATAACCGGTACAAATGCTCTATCAATTAAGAATATTTCTTTCTTATTTTCATTATCATAGGTTTCTTGGTCATAGACTTTCCAAGGTTTCCATTCACTTGGAATAATACGCTTAATGATAATTTTACGGCCTTGTTCTGTACGAAGAATAACGCGATCTTCTTTACGTAAATAAATAGTTTGGAAAGATTCAGGTGCTAGTTTGATAATATCTACAGCCATTTATTACACCTCTCTGTAATAATAGATGATGTTATCACCATTATCTTCTTTTGTCCATTCAACAACATCGTCGCCAACGCGTCCAGATTCTGTACCATACTTTTCAATTAAGTAGTTATTAAAATCTGCTTCAGCCATTGGCCACTGATGATATGGATCTAAAATATTATTTGACATGTAAACCAACCAAGTATAATCAGTTGATCCATAATAATAGTTTGCGATGTCTTCTGGTCTCTCGCCTTCTTTTACTGTAAAAGGTAAGTACAACGAAGGATTAGATGCGGCGATTTTTGTAAAACCGTTTCTACGAGTAATATCTTTTACTCGGTATCCTTCATAATCTATAACTGGAAAACTTTCAAAATATTTTGACATTATGCTCCTCCACCTCTAGGATCTAGGTTGGCATCTTGTACAGCTCTATCAGCATCGCTTACAATTCCCGCATTTGCTGCTAATGCTGCTTCACCATAAT